AGACATTGGAGATATAGAAGTTACAGCAAGTTTTAGACTGACCTTTAAGGAAAAATATACAAAAATAGTTGAGTACATAAGATCCATAGTTTTCGAGAAGAGTGTTAGTCGAATTTTTTCACCTCCACCTGTTCAAGTAGAATGCCCAATATGTCGTGGAATCAAAGCGCCTCATGCTAGATGTGAAAATGCCCATTGGGTTTGTGAACACTGTTATGACGCTATTGAGACGGAAGCTATGACTCATCATGCAAATGGAGGACCACTTATTGTGAGATGTCCTATGTGTCGATCACCTACACAACACGAGTACCAAGATGTTAGGGTTAGTGAGTTAGAAGAATTTGTAGCCTGGAAATACGTTAAGGATTTACCATCTAAAGTAAGAAACTATATTAGGAATCAGGATTTTAGTAACCCAATTACTATTGTTAAGTGGTATATTGGTGTTGTCTCATTCATTGTCTATGCTAGTACACTTATTGAGAGCGGATTTATGTGTCTGAAGAGGTCAGAAATGTACAATACCTGGTCAGAAGCCGATGGATACACAGAGAGATTCCAACCCGTTATAACAGGACCGATTCCAATTTATAAAGTTGGAGTTAAAGGAGAAAATAATCCATGGATGAGTTGGAAGTATAGCGATTATAGTTTATTACCACATAAAAACTATGCTATTTTTGATAAACTCGTTGGTGAAGTGCAGAGTGATACCGTTAGTACATTTAAACCGAGGAACAAAGAAGAGTGGATTTTGGATTTCCCGCAACCTGGAGAACGAATCTCACCAATGTTGGTTAGAGATGAAAGGAAGAGTGGGATAGACCAGTACGTTAGAACGATTGGAAAAAAGACCTGTCATGACAATAAGTGTTGCCACGCAACACCAGAATTTTTTGATGTAAATGTGTATTGGGATATGGATGCGAAGAAGTGGATCCTGGATTTGGCTGGCAATGTAAGTATAGATGATTTGGAGTGTGAATATATAGGATCGGATGGTAAGAAGGGATTTTGTATATTTGGAAACAAACATTCGCGAGCTAGGTTTTTGAATTTGTTTGCGTTGAGTAGGCAATTGGACATTGAATACGAACTCAGGAATTTTGACGAGATGCAGAGAATGGGCGAAATGTGGAGAATGCCAATGGAATATGTGTCTCCTTTACTTCATGATCAAATAGAAGATGCTTATGCTGATATAAGAAAGAAGGTTGAAGAAGCTAGTGCATTGAACGAATGGCAAATCGTAAAAAATTTGGCCGTAATATGATAAGCACAGCTTGGACTTCAATGAAAAGAATTATCAAAATAGGACTCTTGATTGCATCAGCTATTGGAACAGTGGTAGGTTGTTGTAGACTGTTTCGATCATTTTATAGAGATACAGAAGTAGTGGAACAACAAGAACAAGATTTCATAGAGCCACAACTTGCACCAAATTATAGCTATAACAACAAGAAGTTGGCTGCAGCTAAGAAACCGATCAGGACAATAAGACCGACTGCAACCACGCAATCTGGAGGTAACATGCGGAATATAGCTCTAAAGAGACTTGAATCCAACACAATCTTCATTGAATGTGCAGCTGGGTTTAAGAAAGGTGAGAGACCTTTATGTGTTAGAGCCATGGGACTTTATGGATTTGTGTGTATGTTAACATCGCATGAAGGTAGGATAATTCTCAAGAGACAAAAGGAATATGAACAGAAGGGTATTAATTTTGAATGCATAGCATATCGGCATGAGAATAGGGAACTCATTTGTACCATCACTGATTTTAGCAAGTTTGTTTTTATAGACGAACGTGAACTGTGTATACTTGAATTACCGAAGAGAATGCCAATGTTTAGAGATATTTTGTCATTGATACCAACTATTGAACAACACCGGAAGATAACAGCTGAGATAGAGGTTATGTGTGTAGCAAAAGGAGATGTAAAGACTATAGTTTGTAAAGAGTGCCAAGTTTTATGTATGCAAGACAGTATTCGATTAGTTGCTACTGAGGAAGTGCATGGTGAAATATATGACAATGTGGCAAGTGAAGGATACATAACAAGTATTGAACAGCCTGGTCTATGTGGAGCCATTTATTTTCATAATACACAAACGCCTTTTTTTGCTATACATGTTGGAGGATATACTAAAAGCGCTGGAAACTCGTTATCTCGAGGAATTGGAATACCATTAGTTAGGGAAGAGTTACAGGCTTTACAGGATAAGACACTACCATGCTCGTATTTTATACCAACTCTCGAAGACGATATATATGCCAAAGTACAGCTAGGCGGTCATATAACTCAGTTAGGCAAAGCATCGAGAGGGAAAATACCTCACATGCCTGAAAAGACCAAAATATTGCCCTCGCTTATTAATGGCAAGATATATGGAATCGAAGTAAAGACAGCTCCGTGTATATTGTCGAGTAGAGATCCGCGTTACATCGGTTTGAATCTCGACAAATCACCTCTTTATTATGGCTGTATAAAACATACGCGTCCACCGAGAGCTTTTGACCCAATAAAATTGAATCTGGTTTTGGAGGATCTAAAGAATCTGCTGATAACGAAGTGTAAGCCTTGCAGAATTTTAGACACTCCCCTTACTATGAGAGAGATTGTTTGTGGCATTGACGGACTACCTTATTATGATGGAATAGATATGGGAACATCGAGCGGTTGGCCTTGGAATACAACTAATAAAAAGACAAAAGATGCTTGGATAACGGTGGAAAGGAACAGTAATTCAGAAATAATAAAGTTTGAGATCGATGATGAATTACTGCGAGTTATTCAAGTTAAAGAGAAAATGAGGTCAACCGGAGTTAAACCTTTCACCGTATTTTTAGATTGGTTGAAAGATGAGAGGAGGAAAATAGAAAAGTTAGAAAAACCTGGGGGAACTCGAATATTTAGTTTATCACCTATAGATTATTTAATAACTACCCGAAAATACTTTCTGGACTTTAGCGCAGCATATACTAGCTCAAGATTAGATGTCGAAAGTGGAGTTGGTATTAATGCAGACAGTAACGAATGGACCGAGTTAGTTGGCAAGTTAGTAAATGTAGGCTCAAAAATCGTTACTGGAGATTATTCAGATTTTGGACCAACGCTACAACCAGAAGTAATTGAAGGAGTAGGACGTAATATTAATGAATGGTATAGGGTACACAGTAGTATAAATAATAGTAAACTAGATTTACAAAGAACCATGCACATCGAAGAAGCAGTACGTAGCGTTCACCTTTGTTACGATTTGTTCTATGAGACATATAGTGGATCCCCTTCAGGGCATCCTTTGACTGTAATTATTAACACCGAAGTAAATAAGAGCTATATTCGATATGCTTGGTTAGACATATTTTGGGGAACACAACATGGTAATTTAGATAGTTTTAATAGAAACGTCGCTTTTGTTGCTTATGGAGACGATTTCATCATGTCAGTATCACCAAATTTTATAAATGAATTTAATTGCTTGACTATTGCTAAAGTTTTGAGAAGATATGACATTGTGCTCAGC